ATTGGATGCACCGCAATGCTTGGGAAAACAATAAACACGAACTTGTTGAAATGGCTAAATTTTTCGAAACTTTAGGTGTTAAATCTATTTTGCTACCTTACGGACCTAACGGATTAGACTATCTACTTCATACCCCCAACATACTTAACGCTACTAACAAAGTTAGAATACTCATTGCTCTACCTGCTTATGCCGTGACCCCAGAATATGCAGCAAAAATATTTTGGACCATGAGACAATTCAATGGACACAGGCTTGATCTCAACCTTGTTGCTGGTAACTATGCAGGAGAACTGGCTGAATCAGTGCTAAATGACTATCCAGGTGATACGTCACACATAGATACGCATGAAAAAAGAGTTGCCTTAACTGGTCATTGGATTGAAAAGTTTACTAATCTAATGAAAAATAAAGGGGTTGTATACACCTCATACGTTGTTGGAGAGTCCGATATGACTATCGGGATAGCAAATCAGTATACGGATTTTTTAATAATAAACCACACAATGCTATGGCCAAGTCAGATGCATAGACTTACCAATGTAAAACCAATGCTTGCAATAGATCCGCTCATCATAGACAATTTAGATGATATCGACAAGGTTGAATACTATCACTATGCCTATGAGAAGAAAAGTCACCATCAAATAAAAGGAACCTATGAAGAAGTTGTAGCAAAAATAAAGCAGATATCAGAAGAACACAAGATATATGATTTTATAGTACATACTGATCAAAAAAACCTTGAGCCTATGTTTAAGATGATGAAAGAGTTATCTAGCCAAGATTAGCAATACCCCTGTGGATAACTGTGTTATAATAAAAGTATGATTGAATCTAGGTCCCCAGAAAAATGTCACTACTGCGATAAGCCAGCAGAGTACAACGACCTTGTCGGAAACAAAGAGGATGGCTTTTATGTCTCTGGGGTATGCAAAAAACATGTGAAGCAGTATGGTCTATCATGATAGATGTAAGAGGAATTCCTGCAGCAGCCTGTCCATTATGTGGCTCAAAACTATTAAGAATCACTGCAGAGTTTGATGAGAATTATGAGATTGTTAGGTATCTACTTAATGATGCCCAATGCTTTGAGTGTAAGTCTATGATTACAGCCCCTACTCCGATAGATCTCTGACAGTTTCTTCTATTTGCTTTTCTATTATTTTTTTTACAACCCTCGAAGATATACGTTTAGAATCAAAGCACTCTGTATAACCATTCTGGGGAAGGTCTTCCTTCTTTAAGTATTGTTCTGGCATCTTTAACTTTAAAGTTTTTAAGACTTTCCCCTCAATTATTTTTGCTACCTTTCTTGTTGGCAGTATCCAATAATACATAAGTATCCACCCTTTACGTCTATGGGTGGCGTACCTTTCATTTGATATGTTTGAAATACCTATCTTAAAAGCCCTTAAGGCTGGGCTATATATGAGATACAGTATAGTTCTTTCCATAATAATATTATACCGCTGTAAAGTATGATATGATAGTAAAATGAACAAGGTTATATTAGTTAGTTATTATAGAACATATACTCATTTCTTTAGAGACAACCTTTTTAATCTTACACAAGAAAAACGGCACATAAATAATAACCTATCGTACTACTCTACCCACGTATATTCTGAATCATTGCAAGAAAAGTATCTGGATTGCACAAGATTCTCTTTGGTCCGTGATCCATTAGAGTCATTGGCATCAACTTTAGCACAAACTGGTGGAAGTATATCCGATATAGTTTCATCAAAAAGGATTGGTGGGAGTATAGAGCACTGGATGGATTTTCACAATGACATATTAAAAGAAAAAGACTTAAATCTGGTATGGTCTCATGATTTAAGAATCCAACCATTAAAGACATTTGAAAAAATATCAAAAATTGCGGGACTCGAAATGATTAGAGATACAATTATTGATCAAAAAAATATAACAGATACCAACTACAGACCAACCAGTACTATAATGCCAGAATACATGCATGCTTACAGGGCTTTATCCTCAACCGATCTATCAAAACCCTACAAACTTTATTCACAACTAGTTAAAAAAACATTAATAATTTAGACGGTATGGTATGATTGATATATGAAAAAATCAAACATTAAAGTCTCTCAATCAAAAATGCGTAGAAGCATGAAAAACAAAAAACGCCTTAAGGATAAGGTTATTTTATCCAAGTTTGAACGCAAGCAAATTGTTTTGAGGGAGTCCATCATGAACACCTATGGTCTCCACAATGCCTAGAGTCATACTTCACACCTTTAAAAGAACTGGCAGAAATTTTACCAAAATTGCAGTGTATCAATTGGGCAGAATTTGGATAGACTCTTCTCAGTCACTTAATTTAGATACATACAAAAACTATGATCATATAATTACAATTATTAGAAATCCAATTGATAATATCGCCTCTTTAGCAACCATGTCAATAAAATATAATAAAAAACAATCAATTGAAAAGAATGTTCAATCTTCTTCAGATGATTGGTTAAAGTTTCATAAAGAAGCCATCATGGACAATAGTATTTTATTAAATTTTAAAGAGTTAGAGGATGATGTAGAATATTTTATTAAAAAGATTTTGTCTTTAATAAAAATTGAACAAACTAAAAACTACAAAGATATTGATTTTGAATCTTTATTAGATCAATATGAAAAAAATCATGAAACTGGTTTCACTGTGACTGAAAAGAATAATCCAAACTATGCTGAAACATTAGAGTACACACGTAGTCTAGATTTAAGCGAGCATATGGAAATATATAATGATCTAATTAAGAGGTGCCTATGATGTGGTCATGGATCCTTGCAGTTATAGGCGTTGCAGGCATATACTTTGTTGGAAGAAAAGACAAGTGGGGATGGTTTGTTCTTTTATTCAATGAATCTCTTTGGATAACATATGCCATTATCACCAAGCAGTATGGATTTATATTCTCAGCAATTGCTTATGCAGCAGTTTACATCAAATCATACATACACTGGTCTAAAGAGCCAGTCAATAGAATACATCTATGAGCCTAGAAAAAAATATTAAGGCTGTTTTATTTGAACTTGGCAAAGAGATTAAGTTTCATCAACTAGATCTTGAAAATATGATTATTGAAATAGATTATGATAAATACACAGCAGAATTAATGGATGTCTTTAAGGATTATTTAGAAAATAAATAAGGCCCTATCGTCTATCGGTTAGGACAACGCCCTTTCACGGCGTAAAGACGGGTTCGATTCCCGTTGGGGCTACGTTGACAAACCTTTCTTGTAGTAGTATACTTAGTATATAAGGACAAGGAGGATAGTTATGCTACATGCTTTATGGTTAATCCCAGCATTTTTTACTGGGTGGATTGTTTGTTACATTCAAATGACATACGGAGTTGATCAGGGTGATGAATAAAGAAATTCGTGTTAAACGTTTTTGGGTGCATATTGGCTTTAATCTAAAAGGTTTTGGTCTTGGATTTAGAATTGACAAGTATAGTGCCAATATTGATTTCCTATGGTTCTGGATTGGAATCGAATACTAATGTCAAGAATGATTATTTGTCCTACCTGTAAAAAAGAGTGGGAACTTCGCTGGGGTGTTTTTGGACACGATAGTTTGGCTAGACACATGAAGGAGCACAAATGACAACAGAAATGAACAAGGCAAAGTTTGCTGCATATTGGGCTTTAGAAGTTGCCAATGCACCAGAGGAAGCATCTTTACAGTTGTTTGACATGTTTGAAACATTGTTGCGTAAAGAAATTGCAACAGAGGTAAGTGGGCTACTAGTTAAGTATGCTCCTGATCCATCTAAAGTTATTGTTGCTAACGAGATTATTAAATCTGCAATTGAAATTATTAAAGGGGATGAAGATTCTTACTAATGGCTAACTATATCAATGATGGAATACATAATGTTCCTGACAATACAATTGCAATTATGGGATATCAATCAGATAAAACCTATGATGTAATTCGTGATATGCGTGGCAATAAATCTAGAGATGGATTTCCAAAAACTGCAACAGCCTGCTTGCCAATGAGCATTGCAAATCAAACAGGGTTTGCTATTATTAGCCTTTCGGACTTTACAATGCGCTGGGATGGTGGTCATGAGCCTTCTAGCGTGTCTATAACGTGTGATGACAAGGTCGCTGAAGGATTTTATGGTCATGGAGAAGATCATGTCTATGGTAACGCTAAACAAATGCTTGCCCCATTTTATTCTGGAATGATATCCATTAAGCATGATTTCTTTCTTAGAACACCTCCTGGGGTAAACCTTTTTGTTACACAAGTACCAAATAACTTTATTCCAGCAACAGTTCCAGTATCTGCAATGATTGAGACTGATAATGCTGTTAGAGATTGGGTGTTTAATCTTAAGATTACTGTTCCTAATATAGATATACATATTAAGAAGGGTGATCCGCTTATTGGGCTAATCCCTATCCCTCGATTTTTTGCAGATTCTTTTGAGTTAAAAAGTGCTTATGATATTTTTGAAAATGAAACACTAAGAACAACATTTGAAGAAGCATTAAGTACAAGTTCTGAGATGAAAGAATTAATAGATGCTGCTGGAAATCCTCTTTCAAAAGAAATTCAAGGTGGTTTTACTGGTCTTTATGCTTTAGGTAAAACTGTTAGTGGTTTTGATTTTTATAAGCATCAAAAAACAATTGGCAATTCAAATGGCTAATCCAGATGTAACGGAAATTAAAGCAAAGCAGAATACAGGAAACATGAGATGGATTGCCTATGGAGTTCTAGATGGTAATAGGAATATTATGACAAGTGTCACAAGAGAAACTGCACAAGAAGCCGTTGATGATTTAATTGATTTTGCAAGAAGATTAAAGCAGGACGAACAACAGTAGCCAAGTTGGTTAAGGCCCCGAACTCATAATTCGGTTATCGTAGGTTCAAGTCCTACCTGTTGTACAAGGCGAGTGTTGCATAATGGTAGTGCACCATCCTTCCAAGTTGGTTGTGCCAGTTCGATTCTGGTCACTCGCTCTATACCTCTGTAGTTCAGTGGACAGAACGATGGACTTCTAAGCCATGCGTCGCAGGTTCGATTCCTGCCAGGGGTACTTTGATGTTAAATTCTTTCAAGGAGTGTGTTATATAGTTTTAGTATTTCTTGATATTGTTCGGTTGAATGGATGTATGAGACAACCATATCGTAGTGATCTTTATTTACTTCATCATCATGAAAGCCACGCTTAACAATTGCATTACCAAAGTCTCTTTTATGTTTGCTTCCAGAAATATCTAACATACTGTTAATTGTTTGAACTGGATTACTTTTCATTTGATCAGTAGAGAACACTTTAAGATTCTTATTTAAAGTTGCACACACCATATATGACTTATAAACCATCATTTGATGATTAATGAACTTAATATCCTTTTCAGAAAGGACTAACTCTTCTTTGATGTTTTCCTTTTTCATTACTTCGCTGCCGTATATAATTTGTCCTGTCTTGCCAGTGAACCAACCGCAAACATTTATTGCAATGTTTTCTGCTGGCTCTCTAATTATTGTACATAGGGTTACGTCTTCTCCGTAGTTACCCAAAGAAATTACTGGCTCTTTTTTCCATATGATCCACTCGCTGCCTTCAGCAAGTTCGTTCATGTTCTCAGTTCTATCTGATCTGATTGTTGAGGCAAGTAAAGAATAAAATTGTTCTACACCAGCATGTGGATATGCATTAATTAGTATTTTCATTTTTCTTCTTATGCTTAGGTCTGTAATCATCAAGAATTGCTTTAATTGTTCCGTCTTTTCTTAGACGAACAATCTTTCCATCCTTAATTTGTGTAGGATTGAACGCTGTTGATTTTCTTTTTGGCATATGACAATTGTACCACAATATGGTATAATTAATATGCCTGCCCAATAGGGGGGTAAATTAAATTATTCGCTTGAAAGGGGAATAAAATGGTAACAAATTTCGCAATGGATCTATTTAATGATCCATTTTTTATTGGCTTTAACAGAGAGTTAGGCCGTCTTAACACAGCACACAAAACAAACTCACAATCGTACCCACCTTATGATCTTCTTAAACTAGATGAAGATACATTCAGGCTTTCGATTGCAGTGGCTGGTTTTTCCAAGGAACACATTAATGTTTCAGTAGATAATGGCAGTCTCATTATCCAAGGGGAAATCATTGAGGTAACAGATGCAGAAGTAGTTCACAAAGGCATTGCAACTCGTAAATTTGTACGATCATTTGCACTTGGAGAATATATGGAAGTATCTTCGGCTGAACTCAAAGATGGAATGCTACACATTGATGTAGTAAGAAATGTTCCAGAAGAGAAAAAGCCAAAATCAATAACTATTTTGTAGTATAATTGATGTATTCCGTAATCGGTTGGTCCGCAAGGATTTTCTAAACGGATGGTCGATGAAAAGACAGTCAGCAGGCTGAAACCCGTGGCTGATAGACCTGAGCAGTCGTCTATAAACTGCTCATTTACTAACAATGGAGAGTAATGATTAAAGTTAACAACTATGTGCAGGTAATTGGCATTGAAGAATATGATTTACAGCCAGCAAAAGTTTTGAAGATCTTTGAAGATTCATATGAACTTGAGATGAGAGACAATACAGTTAAGGTTTTGCCTGCCACAAATGTTAAAGAAAAGAAAAACTGTGTATGTGGTCAGTCAGCAAGAGGACCCTGGTGTGATGGGTCACACTCTAGGCATTAGTCTCGGAATCAAAAATTCTAGATATATAAATATTTTGTAGACTTTCTGTTCCAAACGAAAAGAATCTAACTTTCCACTCTTTGTTTACTTGTAAGAATGTAGTCACTGCCTGCATAACTTCATAAGGATGTATTGGGTCATCTGGAGCAGTTGAAAAATCATCAATTCCAATAATTCCGTAAGGCTTTACTATTTGAGAAGCATATAGCAATTCATTGTATACATTATGAAAAGAATGATCAGAATCTAAATATATAAAATCAAATTTATCAACAATGTTTGATGGTATATACTCTGGAAGAAGTGTTTCAGATTTTCCTTTTCTAACTTCAACTTCTGGATTATTTTTAAATCTTTCACGAACAAACGAGTAGTTTCCATTGGCGTCATATCTATTTTCTGAATTTGGCATCATATCTGGATTATCAAAAGTATCTATCAGAACTAACCTATCAAGTTTAAGGCCATCGACAAGGCACTGAGCATAGTCTCCAGCAGCAGTACCGACCTCCATAACACGTAACTCCTTATTCATATTAGCAAGGATATTAATTATTGAAAAACGATTTGGAAGGATTTTTGCGCCTGAGACTTGTTCTTCACTAACTTCAAGTATGTTGTATGGGGATACTACAGGCATGCCTACCTTATCGCATTGACACAGGTATTCTTTTATTCCTTCTGGTGGGACTAGCCGCCATACATCCCCGACTTTTTTAGCATTATGCTTCATACTATATATAATACCATATGCTATAATTATTACATGCATGAACTAACTCCCGAATGGTACAGACCAAGACCAGAACTAAAGAAGATCGACAATATTTCTGCGATCATTGGAATAGAAACCAATAATGTTAAAGTGATTGAAAACTGGATTTCAGATGAAGACTGTGCTAGAGCCATGGAGATAATTTCTAAAACCCCTGTCAATCATTCAGCAACACACTCATACCCAATTCATAATACTGAAGGATATGCTGGGGAAACAAAAGAAGAAAGATTATTTGCAGAAGAATTTGGAACAAAAATGGTATCTCTTGCGGAAGAATTATATGGGTTACCATTAATAAGAGATCAAAAGTTCTTGTATGTTGTTCACCCAACTGGGACTTACATTGATCCGCACACTGACATTCTTGATATTACAGATCCAAACTATACTGATGATACTTACGAGTCGCAAAGAGATAGATTCCCATATCTCTGGAGTGGTCACCTATCTATACTTGCCTATCTTAACGATGATTATGAGGGTGGGGAGTTATATTTTCCAGAGCACGACTTTGGGGTTAGACCTAAAAAGGGAATGATTATTCTGTTCCCTGGAAGTTTGCACTATGTCCACGGAGTTGCCCCAGTAACAAGCGGTACAAGGTATACACTCTCTCAGTGGTCAAAGTTTAAAGACTTTATAGCAAAGCCTGAAAATGTCTAGAAAGCCCACACATCCTTTAGGTAAAGATGAATTTAAATTATTTGCTCCTGATGAAATAGAAGACTCTGAAAAGATAAGTCAGGATCAGTTGAATGGTGCCAAACTTTTTACCTCTAGAGAAGAATATGCAAAGAACTTTAAGCAAGGTATCAGATATTTAGAAGTTGGTGTTGCTTGGGGCTATTCTGTTAAGATGTTTCTTGACTCAACTAATGCTGTATCTGCTGACCTTGTTGACTGGTTTAATCAAGACCTAAGATGCTGGTCATGGAGAAAGTTTGGAGCGTGTCAGTGTTCTGGAATGAAACATGAATTATTGTATACCCCTGAAAAACATCAAGAATATATTATTAATAAGTTTGCAGATTATCCAAATATAGCAACCTATAAGGGTGACTCAAAAGATGTACTTCCAGAGTTAGTAAAAAATGGTAAAGAGTATGATCTAATCTACATAGATATAACCAACTATAGATTTACAACAAGAGATGCACTTAGAAATGCAGCAAAGATGATTCCTATTGGTGGCGTAATAGGTATGAATGACTATCTTATATTTGATGGGATCATTGAGGAAGAGCCATATGGTACTTTTCAAACAGTAAATGAATTTCTACAGTATAATAAAAACTGGGTTGTTGATGCAATTGCACTACATAACCTGGGGTTTTATGACATATACATAAGGAGAGTATCTTGAACGATAGAGAAAAGTATAAAGAGTTTTATTTTGATCCAGACAGACTTAGAGATAGTACTTCTGTTTGGGATATATTCTGGGATGAATTTGATATTACTTGGGCGCAAAGTGAAGAATACTCTAAGTCAAAACATTTTACTGTAAACCCTGCAGAGTCTCAACAAGCATTTGGCACAATTGATGATGGTGAAGTAACTTACGATTATAATAATGATTGGTTTAGATCCGATGAGTTTACTGTTGATCACCCAGAAAAGTATCACATAGTATTTTCTGGATGCTCCGAGACAGAAGGGATTGGGTCACCACTAGATACTGTTTGGGCAAAGATGCTTCATACAGAACTAAAAGAAAAGTATGACATTGGTGGGTATTACAACCTTGCTAAATCTGGTAATGGATGGCACAAGGTTGTATCTTCTTTGCTGGTGTATATAAAAAAATATGGAAAGCCAACACATTTATTTGTTTTGCTTCCTAATATTGCAAGAAATTTTGTATGGGAAGATGAAAGAGAGACTTGGACGTATCAGCAAAAACTTAATTTTTCTTCAAATAAAAAACATTTGCCAGAATCAATGCTTAATCAGATTACAACTCTGGATGAATACAGAAATGCCTTTATACAGTTTAGCCTTGCATGGAAGTTATTTGAAGCATTTTGCAATGCAAGCAATATTAGACTAATATGCTCTACTTGGAACTATGAAGAAACCTTGAACCTTAAGTTTCAAAACCACATGCCTAGTTATTTCCCATTATATAGACCAGATTTTGATAATTACGCAATGGGTAAAAGACCTGGTGGAAAATTTAAAGATAAAGACTTGAGAAGACGAGACAATCATTCTGGAATTTTATACCACGAGTGGTGGAAAAACTCCTTTATGGATGAGATTAAAAAGCGAGGACTTTTTGATGATTAAGAAGATATTATTTTGGTATAGATATAGAAAAATAAACAAAAAATTAAATAAGAATCCACAAAAATTCATATACTAAGCATATGATATAATTGTTTTATAGTTTAACCTTATAAGGGGGATCAAATGGATAAAGATAAGTTAGCAAACAAACTTGCTGGTAAGTCTGTAAGTAGACGTGGCAATGAGTTTACGTTTAAAGAACTCGCACCAGGAATTCATGTATATGGAAACATCTGGCCTGAGTCAATGGAGTTTATGCAAAAACTAGAAGACACTCACCAGTTTGATCGTGAAGATTATTATGATGAAGAGATTGGTAAGAAGGCAAGTACTTGCTGGGTATATCATAACGAAGATATGGCTGATGCTTTTGAAGAGGTTGTCGACTCATATTTATTTATGTGGGATCTTGGTCCACTAACAAGAGAAGCATTTAGAATTACTAAGTTTGAAGACAATGAATTTTTCTCAGTTCATCCTGATGATTCGTATGGAACTCCAAGAACTGCATCTTTTGTTTATTATCCAAATGATAATTATGAGGGTGGAGAGTTAGAGTTTGTTCACTTTGGATTAAAGTATAAGCCAAAGGCTGGAGAACTACTATGTTTCCCATCTGGATATTCATATCAACATAAGATTCATAAGAAGACTGGCGGAGATACACGATACACTGTTGTATTTTTTGCTTGCGAAATCTCACAAAAAGAACGAGATGCAAGAATGGAAACTTTAGATTTTCCTTATCAGCCTAAACTAGAATATATATTAAGAAAATAAAAACTAAATAAAAAAGGGGGCCTTGATTGGCCCCCTTTCTTTTTGCTAATTTACTTCTTTGCTACAGGCTTCTTCTTTACAGGAGCCTTCTTTACTGTTGCCTTCTTAACTACAGCATCAACTTCTGCTGCATCTGGAAGACGTCCAAACGCTGAATCATTAGGATTGATTGCACGAATTGCTACGGGCGCTAGTGCAGCCAATAGAGAGTATGCAAGTGTCTTAGGATCTGTAACCCCAGACATATATAGTGCAAGACCTGCACCAAGTACTGATCTTCCGTATGACGCTAGTAGTGCTTTGATTTGTTCATTCATATTATTCCTCCTAGGATATAATTTGTGTTAGTGTAGTAAAACCAATCCAGAGGCCAATAATTCCTGCGACTCCCGCAAAAACTGGTGGTGCTGGTACTGGTAATTTGAATGCAGCAAACACGATTCCGCATCCAAAACCTGTTAGTATCGATAGTGCAACTTCTTTCATCGAAAACTCTTTTCTATTAACTCTGTATAATGATCTGAACACACATCAACTATTGTTGTTTCTGTGCCGTATACTTTTTCTGCTTCAAGTACACAACCTATTACCTGGCAAGAATAGAATGCATCATATGCCATATCGTAGTGTGACTTAAACTTTATCATCCCTCAATTTTACCATAATCCTCTGGAATAAATTTGATTAAATCTTTATAGGCAGCGCTGATATCTCGCATGGCTGGATGCAGAGGAGTCTCCATTACGCTACCAAACTCATCAAAATATTTTATATGACCGTCAACCTTTTGCTCAAAGTTCCAAATACCAGCCTGTACATTTTCAATATAAGCATAAGCCCAGTTTCTAGAGTCTGCAACAAACTTTAAGAATCCATCATCTTCCTGGACTTCTGGATCTTTTTTATTTCTTAACTCTTTAACTTCATTTTCAATTCTAATAGTATAGTCAAGAACTTCTTGTTTAATTTTTGTTTCAAGATTTTTAGAGGTATATCTTAACCTTATGTTATCAATAAGAACTCCAAAGAACAATATAACAAAAATAAAAAAGCCTAAAAAGTTTAGGGCGCTTGACATCTATTTACCGCCATCTCTAACTAGAAGTACGATAGCACCATTCTCTTCTAGTGCCTGTTTTACTTTTAGCATATACTGGAAAGCCTCAATCTTGTCATCATGATACAAACTAAGAAAGTCTTTTTCACTAGCCTTAACAGTAAGGAAGTGCTCATTGTCAATAATTTGAAGCCTAAAATTTTTAGGTGGAGTTATTGATCTAAAGGCTTTTTGCATATCATTTGTATACATGTTAGTCAGTTGTTAGATACTGCCAGGTATCTCCCCATTGCAATTTAGTTTTATGGCGATTAAATTCTTTTGATATCTTTCCGTCTTCAAGGTATATGCCACCCCAAACGCCGTACTCTTTACCAGTAATACCAATAGCAAAACATTCTTTCTTTACGGGACACTCTGAACAGAGTTTATCAACTGCAAGTCTTAACTCTGGTTGGTCCTCATACTTTTCAAAAAATATGTTTGTGTCATACTCCAAACATAAGGCTTCATCTTTCCACAAATGCTTATTCAATTTATCCTACAAACTTGGAAGGTATATCCCAACCATTTCTTGTTGAATCAAATCTGCGAGCCATGTACCAAGATCCATCCTTGAATAGCCCATACTGTGATGTCCGTGCCTTGTCTGTCTTATATGAATTAATTACTGTCCAACCATCCCATGACAAAGAATTGTTTGATGCCACGATCTTTTCCATAGTTGCTAAATCATTTACAATCATTTTATACCCCTTAGTATTGAAAAATTCCTACGTCGATTTGATTTTGTTCTGCTTGGTATACCAGTTTAGACTTTTGCTCATTTGGATTACTTAAGAAAACAAAGTAATCAATCCCAGCAACATACATCTTTTCGTCAATTTCACTTGGCGGAACCATATGATATTTAATTTTTTTTCCTCTTGCCTTCATGCCTCTTTCAGACAAGTTTACGAACTCTGAAACCATTGCATTGATGTTGCCTGGCCCTGCGCTATAGAGATCAAAAGTTTTATCGTCTTGTTTAAGGTTTGACATGGCAACAGCCATGGCTCGAAGGAAAACATTGTAGTCTGCGAAACTACTTGTCCCCTGTACTCCCACTATCATGACTTTTCCCGTCTCTTAGTTTATCCATTATAAACAGCATCTTATCCAATTGTACCTTATCCATATGTATCGTGTCAACTACACGTGCCGTTGATCCATCTACATTCTTACCTTCTAGATCAGCAACAAAGAAAGAGTTGTCCTTGATCCAGTAAGCCTGTCCATCAACTATAATTACCCTGATGTTTGTCTTTGCTTCTAACTCTGTTGACTGAGACTTTCTAGGTGCCTTTAAACCCTCCTGAGAGGGCAATACAGGCGATACTATAGAGTGTATGTGGCTTTGACTATACCTAACAGCCAATCTATCATTGCTAAAACTATTTAATGATATTATTTTTGTAGTAAAAAATACAAGGCAAAATGTTATAACAGACCCAAGAAAATACTCCATACAACACCCCCTCTATCACTAATTATATCATTTTTGTTGAAGAACAATTCTTATTATTTCTTTTAAAGTGTACTGCTGAGATTTATCTAATTGCATTATTTCTTTTGCATTTAGAGCCTTATCTGTCAAAGTAACCATTGGGTCCTCATCTAGAAAATTAATCTCTATAAAACCATTCTCCCAGAGAGCCATAGTCTCTGTTGTAAAGTATGTATATAAATCATTATGTAGTTCTTCATTAACTGACTTCATCTTACTGGTAAAGTTATATAGTGGTTCTCCAGTGTCCATATCCATCCCCGCAATTTCAAGTGCTCCAGACAAAATCAGATCTTCAATGATCGACTCGATCTGCTCATCTTCATTCAACGAAGTCTCCATGTCATCCTTGTAGGACCTTGATCTATCAGTTGAAACATATGGTGATTATATTGATCGGTTAACTGCTGAAAAATTTCAGGGCTAACTTCTTTCATTTTATCTTTAATCTTATAAAGCATTTCTCCACTTTGATCGTCAATGCTGTCAATTTCGATTGCATCCTGCAGTAGCAGGTGCTCAATGAGCGCTTCCTGTCTTGGATTCATAGTTACTCCTCGTTAATAAAAGATAGAAGTTCTTCTTTTGTTTTGGCGCCAGTAGTTCTGGATACCTCTTTGTTATCTCTAATCAGTACAAATGTTGGCACTGACTTTACACCAAAATCACTTACCATTTCAATCTCAATGTCTGCATCAATAATAAAAAATTTTGCAATAATCTGTTCCCGATTTAACTCTTCAACGATTGGTCTAACCTTTTTACATGGATTGCACCAGTCTGCTGTAAAGTATAAAACGCTTTTCACTTACCAGACTTCTTTCTTGCCTTTGCAAGTGCTCCAAAATCTTTAACTTTAGTATCTCCAAGATATCCCCAAGCATAGCCATCATTAATCATCATGTCATTAAGAGATACAGTATTCCCATCTGTATATACCCAGCCCAGAATGCGACCATACTTCTCAGATGAATCCATCTTCTCAGTCTTAATAACAACAGACTTAGCATCCTTTAGAGACTTCTTTAGGTACTCTTTGGCTTCAAGACCAAGTGCCTTCTCAGCAAGATCCTTTGTGCGAGACTCAGGGGTATCAATACCAGCCAGTCTAACACGAGATGCAAATAGAATATCAAACCCTAAATCAATAAGCACATCGATAGTATCTCCATCGACTACGCCTTCTACTTTTCTTACATAATATTCATACATTATTTTCTCCCCCATTTAACTTTATTCCAACCACGCTCATGGAAGTAGTAAAGGATTGTTTTTGTAAATACCTCGAAACTTGCAATAGCACCAGCAGTTACTGGTTCCTTGGTTATTGCCCAAGATATAACAAAGGTATCTGCTGTTCCAATTATACGCCAGGTAATTGCCTTTAGTGCTGACCTTTGTTTAGTTACTTTCATCTACGTCTCCTCCATACTTGCCAATAAAATAAACCATATATCCAGCAACAATTAGAGAAACGATAATGGCAATAATGTTTTCTACCATGCTAATCACGGCTCCCATGCCAATAGCACCATCCGTGAACCTTTTTAAACTCTTCTTTAAAGATGTCTTGGTATGATCTTTCAATCTTTGTCTTTGCTTCATGATCAATATTTTGCTCTGGTTCTCCAGATGTATAATGGAAAAATATCATATCAACATATTGATCATCTGTAAATAGTTGTGGAACTCTCCAGTGCACCTCGTATGATGGTCTAAATACAAGAGCGGAATTATCTGTAAGAGTAAATACCTTATCTTCAATCACAAGTGGCCACTGCACGTTGGACTCTAGTTGATAGTCTACTGTTAGTTTTGCATCTCCTGTATCATAATGAGGCGCAAGTCTTGGCTCCCCAGTTTTATTGGAGTACCTAGTAAAGGCAACTCCCTCAACTACAAGATCTTTGTTATGATTTTCATTAACATATTTAGTTACTTTAGATATTAATTCATGAGGTATCACATCTGCTGCAACGAATAGAACTCTTCCAGACCATGGCTGATTAAGTAGTTTATCTAGTGGTCTTCCGTTCTCACGAATTTCTTCAATAGAAATGTCTATTGCTTCAGAACTATTTAAAAATGTATAGATGCTATTCTTTAAAACAGCAACGTCTTCATCATTAAATAGATCCGAAACAACTAGACTATCCATATTAAATACCCATCTCTTTTCGCTTTTCTGTTGCAGAGATAGCCTGAATAGATGCATCTAGTTCAATCTGTTCAATCTTATATCCTACATCACGACCATAGGAAATATTTGTAATGTTAGGCATCTTTACCACAAATGCTCCAGGAACATCTTCTTGAATATATTTAGTTACATCACTAAAACTTAGTGGATCCTTTGGCGTCATGCCCTGTGTATGTCGAACACCAAGAACAACCTGATAGGCTTTCTTCTTTGCTTCTTCATACAATGCTCTATGACCCTCATGCCACGGTTGGTATCGACCTAGCATTAATACTGTATCTTCTTTCCAGTCAACCATACCAAACTTACGTACAACAGTAATTGCACGAGTTGGGAGTGCATCTGTATGTTCATCCCCAGTTACTTCAATTCTATGGTCATAGTGGATAGGGTCTTCCCAAAGTTTATTTGTATCTTCGAATCGCCCCTCCTTAATTGTGTCTACCCAAACAACAACGTCTGCTTCGCCAAAGGCTTTGCGTGTTTCTTCTGTAGGGCAAACAAAGTCTACAAGGACTGGCTTATCTTGAATATTTTCAAGAAGTCGTGCCAACTCACCCATACGACGAGCCTGCTCGATTCTATCTTCTGGGCTAAACCCAAGATCTTTATTTAATCCAGCACGGATTTGATCTGCATTCAAGTGTATTGCATTTGTTCTATCTCTTACGGCATCAGCAATTGCTGTTTTACCTGAGCCTGGTAGCCCTAAAAATTGAATTATCATCGTAGTTTCTCTCTCTCATCTAGAATGCTTATTGCAAATTTCATCATCTTGTCATATCCAACAGCATTATCCATCACCTTATTATAGTGGTGCCCACAGAAAAATAGGTCTCCTGCAATACCATTAACTTTAACTAAAGCCTCAGAATTGCATCTATCGCATCGATCATGAGGGGATAGTTGCCATTCTTGCTGTACATCATCTTTAATCATTGTAAACATTATACTACCGCTTTCTGTTGTCGGTGGAATAAAATCCACTGCCGTTGAATACTGCTCCTATATTAGAGTATACACGTTCCAAAGGAACATTGCAAGTCTCACAGTTGTATCCTGGATCATCCTCTTTGATTGACCTAACTTTAACTATGATATCGTTGCAACCTGCTGTACATTTATATTCGTACGCTGGCATTTATTTCTTCTTTAATTGCCAGACAGGAAGATTAACTTTTGTATCTTCTAGTTTATATCCTAAGATAGATACAAACGCTTTGATAAGTTTAATTCTCATTACTTTACCCTCTTTCCAAGTTTTGCCCAAAGTCTTTCATGTATGAAATATCCTAGCGCTTCCCATGCAATATAAATTAATGCACCAAGACTTGCATATTCCCACTCTCCAGTAAACAAGTAGATAACTCCAGCAACACCAACAAGATGAAAGGTTTCCCAACTGGCTGTTTTAAGTAAAGTTCTTTTAGTTGATTCCATTACTTCACCTTGCTTAGTAGTGGCGTATTTTCTTCTCCAACATACACTGGGCGACCCCAACCAACAACTGCATTGATTAACTTTTTCTTATTATCTTTGACATAGCCACGAGTCTTTTCTACACACATTCCGCCGTTGCGCTGGTCTCCCTTTGCAGTTCCTGAAGTGTTTCCCTCAATAACCTGAATTGTTCCATCACCATTGTTCTTAATACAAAGACCAACATGAGAAATTCTATTTACGCCATCATCTGGAAAATCAAAATAGATCCAGTCTCCTGGGGTTGGATCATCGTTACGAGCATCTGCCCAACGACCTTCCTTTTTAAATTGATCTGATGCTGCTACTGTTGATGCAGACTTTGGAAACTTTGGAACTCCTGCCGTCATTGCACACCAAGAAACGAATGACTGGCACCATGGTTGGAAATTTACCTTCATCCATGCGCCGTACTTTGTTTCATTATCTTTTGGGCCTTCAATTGTGCCCACTTCTTTCTTTGCAACCTCAATGATTGCTTTTAATGTTCCTTTATCAGCCATTTTATTCCTCCTATAGGATATGTATTAATTATACCAGATTAGCGTGTAATTGTAAAGTTGTATGCTTTTTCCCAGGCTAAAATATCAGCCTCATCATTAAGAAGTGGTTGACCCTTAATGTTTAGGCTTGTGTTTAATAGTATTGGGACTCCAGTAATTGTATACCAGTTGGCCAGAACTGCGTATAGCCCTGGGTGCTGATCCTTATTAACTGTCTGCACTCTTGAGGTTCCATCTTTATGTACGACTGATGGTATTTTGTCTGGCTGTAAACATTTAACCGTATACTGCATGTATGGAGAATCAAAGTCCATATCAAACCACTTATCTGCATACTCTTCCATAACAACAGGAGCAAATGGTCTAAATAGTTCTCGCTGTTTAATTAGATTAACTTTGTCTTTAATGTCTGGATCTCTTGGATCTGCCAAGATACTTCTATTACCTAATGCTCTTGGACCATACTCTGCTCTTCCGCTTGCTACAGCCACTACCTTGTCTCTTATTAGTCCAGTTACTATTGCATTTACTGGATACTCCCCGCCTAAATCGTAACCAAGGTAAGGGTCTTTCCATTCAACATGCTTTCCATAGAGTGCAGCAGCAGCACCTAAAGAACTTCCAGCATCTCCTGGGTTTGGCATAATCCAAACATCATCGAATATATTCCATAACAAAGTGTTGGCAGAAGAATTTAATGCACAGCCACCCATGAATACAAGATTTTCTTTACCAGTAATGTTATAGGCCATATGCATAAACTCATTTAATCTTTGTTCGTATACGACTTGAACAGCAGCAGCAATGTCAAACCTATCTTGTTCAGTTATCTGCATACCCCAGTCATTTATACCCTTATGGAAGTTATATTTTTGTTGGTGATATTTTGGAAAGTATTCATCTATTTCTCTGTAATATCTTTTCCAATCACCATATGCAGCCATCCCCATCATGATATATTCTTCTTGGTTTGGCATAAGGCCTATCAGTTGTGTGAAGGCAGAATAGAATAGTCCAAAACTAACTGGATAATTTTGTTTATACTTAAGTCTAATCTTGTCTCCTTCTCCAACCCAAATTGTTGAAGTGTTATACTCTCCTATTGCATCTAAAACAACAATTACTGCGTTGTCAAATTTGCTTGTAAAGTATCCAGCACAGGCATGAGAATAGTGATGCTTAAAAGATTTTCTTGGAATATTATCTATATCAAATTTTGGAAGCCAGTCTCCTGAACCACCCCTAAGAAATAGCCTTGATCTTTTTAGTAATGGCTTCTCGTAGTATGCTACGTAATCTGGTTTTCCATACTGCAAAGCATTTTGAATTAAATTATCATTCACATACCAGTCATTTTTCTTTTTGCTATATCGCTCAGCATGTCCTGCAAAAAGAATCTCTCCATCCCTTATTAAGGATACGGATGCATCATGTGATGTTTCATTAACTCCAAGGATTATCATTCTGCTCCAGTAGAATCTCTTTTTTGTTCTAGTGGAACATTGTGATACCAGTTTGGCAAGGCATATCTTGGACCCTTTGTCACTGGATATACCTCATGAACATACAAGAAGTTTGATGGAAAGAACAATACGCTGCCTGCTTCAGGTTTAAATTTTAATCCCGAATGTCTAAACTCTATCTCTCCGCCTTCGTAGTCATCGTTAAGGTATAGAAGAACAGATAAAACTCTAGTGCTTATTCCTTGATCCTGATGTGCTGGAAGGTGTCCAGTCTTATCATATCTAAGAAGATGCATTGTTTTTTCTCTAGACTTGATATTCTTTTCTGCAAATGGATATAACTCTGTTGAGTAGTGATTAAGCGTTCTATCTAGTGCTCCAAATAATTCATCAGAAATAAAAGTTTGTTCATCTATATAAATATCAGACTTTGGAATGTCCTTTACTTGCGGTATAAATTTTTGCATATTAAATGTAAGCATATTAGCACCATCACCATATGTCCAAGGCACCCAAGGCTTTACAGAAGTTTTGAATGGTGCTGACTTATCTTCTTGATATCTAGCATCAAGTTCTTCAATCTTATTTATTAGGTCTGCTGGATTGTTTACAATATTTTTATAGTAAACCATTCCAAGATCAAGTATCTCATAGTTTAACAAGTGGGTAATCCTTTGCTTTCCATCTGTTAAATCCAGGATGGAATTCTGGATCAGCATGTGCTGGTAAAGATGTGTGCATATATAGGCCAGTGTATCTGTCTCCTCTGGTTACAGTTGTAATTCCATGGATATATTCTGTTCCTGCCCCTGGAAAAAATACAGCAGAATATTGTTTTGGTTGATACTCAAACTCTTGGTTTGGGAAATAAATCTTTCCACCATCATACTCTGACTCATTATTTAAATACATGATTGTGCTGAACTCAATCCAAGGCTCTGGGCCTTGTGCGTCAATGTGTAAGTCACCCTTTGTTCCAGTTTGCCAGTGTGACCCAAACGCCTTAAATACGTAGATGTCATTCTTAAAGCCCATGAGTTCTTTATGCATCTGATTTGATTTATGACCATACTTTATCATGATGTCCTGTACAGTTTTATTGTATGGCAATGACGTACCACCAAACCTTTTGGCGTAATACTTTGGGTACTCGTTTACCTCTGATGGATTTAGTTGCTCGTCAATTAATGTCTTAGCATCTTCTGGCGAAATGAAGTTCTCTATTACTGTTATTCTATGCATTATTCCTCCTGTATTAATTATACCATTAGTGAATTGACTTAGTTTTTGCTACAAATCTTCTGGCATCAACCTTATTAAAATCTAGTTTATCTGGGTCATAGGCAACATCATTTCCATCAAATGGCAACTTTTTTATCAGTTTAAGATCAATACCATGGAAGATTTCAAAATCTTCACGGCTTCTCTTTCTTGCCCCAAGGAATAGGAACTTACTCTTTCCTGTATTTAATAGGTTCACTACCTCATTGTAGTTATGGTTTAAGGAGAATGGGGTATATATGTTTCCAATTGTTGGGGACTCTGATATGCTAAAAAATTTTGTAGGACAAGAATAAATATCAAAGTTAGCAGAGAACATATCAAGCGACATGGTTTCTTCTTCTCCATTGTATTTTAAGTAGTCTGGATATTTCATATGGTGATGAAATATTTCTTTTGTAGTAAAAATAAAATCTCTATCTATATAGTTAGTTAATGTAAAATCTTCACAGTCTTCTTTTTCTACTCCTATATAAAAAAGATTACTGTTAGAAAGTTTTACAGAATGGTTTCCAGAAATAAGAATATTTTTGTCTTGCATAAAATCTAACAAGTTTTTATCCCAATCCTTTGTGAGCATTACAGAGTCGCCCAATTGCAAGACATATTCTGCCCTTGAGTTTCTAATTGCTTGATTTTTAATTGAGCACGGAGACTTTTGGGAATCCCAAAATATGTGAGTATAGTACGTAACCCCAATATACTTAAACAGTTCTGTCCTGTCAAGAGGATGTTGATCTGCAACATAGACTGTTATCTTATTGTCTCCGCTAGACATCTCTTTTAAATTAGTTATTGTTTCTTTTAA